AACACGCAAAGTTTTCTGTATACAACGTTAAACACGATTTACATGGTGAGTGCGATTATGGTTCGTCATTGACGTGTACAATTCCGAGAGATGTAGGTGATTTGATGTCCTCTGTGCGATTGTACATCGATCTGCCCATACTTTACGATGGTGCAACATATTACAAGTACGTAGAATCCATTGGACACGCATTGATTCAGCATGTCGATATGTTCATCGGGGGTGAACTCGTTCAGCGTATTCCGTCCGACTATTTACAGATTTATTCGGAAAATTACGTGACACAGACAAAACAAACAAATTTATCCAAATTAATTGGTAAATTCCCACTCGATTATTCAGGAACCCCGGTCAATAGTTCGACTATAAAAGAATACCTGGGCAACGCGACGACCACCAGAAAGTGTATCGTCGATATTCCGTTTTATTTCTACAATAATCCGGAACTCGCCGTACCCTTATGTGCTATACGAGAACAAGAGTGTTATTTCGAAATAAAAATTCGTGACCGCCAAGATTGTGTACTCGCACTGAACAACCCCGCATATGTTCCGAGTATAGAATCTATCGTACTCGAGACCGAGCTCATAGCGCTCGGTGACGAAGAACGTATCAAAATAAGTAAACGTAATCAAGATCAGATCATCACCCAGGTTCAGAATCAAAATTTCGCAATCCCGGATTCGTCTGGGGTTGATGTACAAGATATTTCCTTCAAAACGGAATTTATAAACCCAGTAAAGGAATTATACTTTGTCATAAAACGGAACGGGTCAACAGTATTCGATTATGACCATACATTACAGGTGATAAACGTAAACGGTAAACTCGAATATATCAACTATGAGCATTTAAGGGGACTCACCGTTTCGATGAACGATGAGGAAATAGTCAATGAGATCACGGGAAACATCATTTCTTTACGAGCCGTACAGAGTGGAATCCATCATTCCAGGACACAACTTATAAGGCGTTTCTATTCATATAGTTTTGCACTCGAACCTGAACGGTGGTACCCGACCGGGCAGCGGAATCTCACTTTAGTTAAAGAACAAAAATTAAATTTAAAATTAAACGGACAAATCAACGAAAGAGAGCTTAGAGTTTACGCAATTAGTTACAATATATTGAGATACGAAAATGGAAGGGTACGACTTCTCTTCAACAGTGGCTCAATCAGCGGCTGAAATCATAACACCTGTATTGGAAGAAGCGATTGTTCTTTCAGCGGAGTATGCGAAGGCGTGTGGTCGAACGACCATTCTCGCCAAAGATGTAGAATATTGCATGAAATATTGTGCGATGCACTCAGTGGGAAAGAAAATCGGATCGTACTTTCCGGAAATTTACGAAAACGACGACTCCGAAGAAGAATCCAGTTCATCAGATTTCGAGGTTGTCGACGACGAAGACGACCAGTTCCAACCATATTCAGGCGACGACATTCAGATGAAAGCGATCAATCAGGCATACGATGCATGGGAGGGGTGGAAACCGACGAACCCGTCAGAAGAAATGATAAAAAATGCTATTGATAGTAATGAACACATCAACCCCTGAGGGTTGGTCGGATGTTAAGTACAAATCGTTCAGGGTGCGAGACGATTCATCATCCGAATCGGGGTCGGACTCAGATGATGAAGATTTGGTACAAAAAGTAAAAGGGTACGATGGTCAGAAGTACAAAAAAATTCTGGAAGTCGAAGAATTGATCCCGGAATAAAATATTTATTTATAGTAAAAATGTCTGCTGACGCTACCGAAGCCCTCATCGCCATCTCCCGCGAACTTGAAGCGCAATCCCTCAACGCGGTCGTTGCGGGTTTCTCCTTCGCCGCGGCGCTTTCCTGGATGGACCTCGTTCGCTGGTCTATCCACCAGGTCATCAAGGTCCAGAAGAACGGTGGTCTCAACTACGCGCTCACCGCGCTCTTCACCACTCTCTTGTCGGTCGTCGTCTACATGGTGGTTTCCCGCCTTTCGTCGCGTGTCAAGAAGCCCTCCCCCGTTGTCTACGCGGTCAGCCGCTAATCGGGCGTCTCGGTTTTGTGAGTAGCATAAACATAAGACCAGTTATAACTATTATACTTATGTACACAATCGGTGTCCACCTATTCGGATCTTCCATTTCAGGGATGCGCATGGGTGTGGGTAACGAAAAGTCTTTTTTAACCTTTGTCGTAGTTGTTAATTTATCCGTCGAACATTTGATTGCGAGTTTTACCACGTGATTAGCGTGTCTAAAATCGTATGGTATGATTCGGTTATTGCTACTATAGAAAAATTGTACTCTGAGACGTGATATCGTCTTTTGTACACCGGAATGAAAATAATGATCTACGGCATCGTCTTTTCCGGAAAAATTTGTCGCGTCGCCGCACAAAAGTATTCTTCCAGTGTAAAACGGTGTTTCCGAAAATACAGTCTTATTGAATTCGTCCGACCCACTACTGAGTTTGATGATCATCGCATCGGGTCCCTGTAAATTTATGCTACCGGTCGTGAGTGTGGTTCCTGTGGACGAAACGTTACTCGCGGGAAGACCGAGAACGTCGTGGGGTGTCGTGTAACCATTGTCGGTTTTAGCGTANCCGTTATGCCCTCCATAAAATTCAAACGTAAACGGCGCGGAACCTGTCATCGTTATGCTATTCGTAGCAGAATCATACGCCGCAGAAGTAACGACAGGAATCTTCGAAACGAGTTCCGCTGCCAATGTTTTTCCATTGTAATTATCGTTATCCAGTGTGACGACTGACCCATTTACGGAAAATGAATTATTCCTTTCGTGTATGAGCAATTGACTGTTATGAATACGAGCTGAAATGAGAGAAATTTTGCTCACGTCATAAACGGGGGTCTTTAACTCGATTTCATAATCCCCTGGATTCGGAAACGTGACAGGGTCGCGTTCACTACTATCTATATCTAACGTGTACACGCTCATTAAAATATATGGATAATATTTTAATGAATGTTATTTCACAATTTTAAATATTTTACCAGTACTTTTGGGCGTACGGATTCTTATCCATCTGCGTCTTCGCCATTCCCAAACTGTCCGGTTGCGCGAGAGGGTTAATGCGCCCCTTGTGTGCGTTGAGTTGGTGATACGAATCGTTCGTGTACTGTTGTGTCCAGCCACCGGCGAGGGGGTTAACACGACCATCTATCCTGGTAGTATCCGTGCGAAGAGCCGTGGGCATACCACCTTGGTTGAGCGGACCCGCGCGGACGTTCATACGCCCGGCGTTACCGACGCGGTTCGCCTTACCGCGACGATCTTCGGGTCTGAAACCGTATTTCATGAGATCNTCAACCGTGTGGGACGTACCGTACACGCGAGACTCGCCAATCTTAACACCCGGCGCGTTAAGATACCCGTGTGCATATTGGTTGATGTTGGGTGCGGGTTGGTTGTAATATTGATACTGTTCCATGTTCCCATCCTTCTTATTACGCGTGGGGTCCATGGCCAGGGTGCTTCCTGAGACGATACGCTTAGCTCCAGCAAAATTGAGTGCGTCATTACGCGTTCCGGTTTCGGAGCGATTCGTGAGCCGTTTCGTGCGCTCATGCTCATTTCGGGGTACGACGCCGGACATGCCTTGTGCGCGTCCAAACACTTCTGGGCGACGAGACGCGAGATGGGCAGTCTTTTCGGGGCGGTTTTGTGCAAACTGACCCATCACACCGCGACGACCACCGTTGATGTCGCCGGCGGGGCCGGTTCGTCCGGGTAAAGTAGTGAGGCGATACGCACCCACGTTTTCCGGGTTGACTCGGAACATCTGTTGGTAACCCCCTGTAGCGGGAACAGATGCGTCTACACCGATACCGGGACCGACGAGCTGCTTTTCGACTGGAGACAAATTGTTCATGCGACCGGTATCATACATCCGATTGCGCATGGTGAGCATTTCCCCACCGTTCGTACGTCTTTGAGGCGCTATATCGGCAAACGTCGACAGCTCTATTTTCCGCATAGGAAGACGATCGGTGGACTCGTTGATGATTTCTGGCATTTTAACTTCAATGGGGGGCTTGGGGGTATATACTGGTGGTTCTTCTGTTTCATATGTTTCGGGGGGACGCTCACTCAGTCGTTTTCCTACATATGCCAAACCGGCTACCGCAAGTATAGACACTGGATCAGCCATTCTTACCTGTTATTGAGATTTTTAATTTTGATATCGTACCTTAAATATCGCGTTCTGAACTTCGGCGCGCGTACTCGCAGGCTCGTAGCTCATAGTCCTAAGGGGTATTCCACACTCGATGTGTTGGAGGGGGAAATGGTTCTTCTCGTACGTCTGAGAAATAATCTTATTAAACTGACTGGTAGATTGGGGACGCAGGGCGTCACTGGTCTCGATGAACTCGGCTGGGGCACCCTTACCGGCCATAAACGGGGCTGTACCATAAAGCATCGTATTGGGTCGAGAGCCATAGTTCAAGGAACTCGGCTTGGGATACGTGAAAATTTCATCAGTCGCACATACTGGAGGGGTTACTGGGTTTTGCACCAATTTCATTCCAGGTTGGAGCTGATACGCCATTTATTATTACATGAGAATATTATCTAACCAAAAGTGCTACTCGTCGTACCTGCACCTCGACCAGACCCACCGAACATACCACCCCTTTTATCACCCGTGGGATCCAAACCACCGAACGCTTCCAACTGGACACCCCTGGCGTTAGGGCTGCACATCGTTCCATCAGACTTGCACATAGGGGCGTTCTTTTCGCCATATAACCACTCAGCAAACTCAGTCTGGTCACCTGGGATACTCGAAACGGGTGATGTCACAAATTGACGAGCGTACGCGTTCCTCTGTACGTCAGGCATGGATGACCGGGAACGAGTGGGACCGTACGGAATACGCTCGAACAATATCGAATTGATATCATTATGCACCGTGNTCACGTCGCAGGCGGATGGGCGATCGGGGCGATCCGTGTAATCACTCATGAGAACATTCCCCATGGGATTATCCCTGGTAGGAACTTGGCACTGCGACCTATACTCACTCGTCGTGTCAGTCGGTCGAATTCGACCCTCCTTAATCATGTTCGACCTTTCCATAACATAAAGAACACCCAAGGCAGTCGCACCGAGTATGAACACCCTCACGTCACGCCGAATTAAATACAAAATGCATGTGGCATATGCGACAAACCGAGCGGTCGCGTTGACACGCTCTGATGCACTCTGATTCTCGATTGGCCAAAAATTAAGAATTTCATTTTTATTGAAAAGTTCCTTCGGTTCGTTAAACACTGACCGAGTCGCCATTTATATTAACAAATTTTTATTTTTTCATCATACCACCGAGAAGACCTTGCATAGACTTCATGAGTTGAGTCTCGTCAATGTCGCCACCTTCGTCCTGAAGTTTATCCGCGCACTGCTTCGCGACAGTTTCGATCATCTTAAGAGTGTCAGGGGGGATAGACGTGATAGTCGTACCCAGCATGTACAATGTCTGAATGTACTGCCAAATAGCATCTCGAGTACCGGCAGATGCGAGAGGCCAGATTTTCTTGAGATTGATATCCTTCAGAAAATCGATCGTTTCCGCATTTTCCACGAAGAAGTTCTCATCCTTCTCAGAAATCTTGTTCATGTGAGGTCCGATCGCACCCATGAACCCATCGACAACCAAACGACCATTAGTGGATCGCATAAGTTCGAAGGCCGCCATGTACTTCTTGATACTTTTCTCTTCCGGAAAGGACATGTGAAGCTCGGCGAGGAACTGTCCCATCATATCATTAAAAGCGGTAACCGAGGTCATTTTCTAATAATATGGGGTTAATCTTTAAGTCGTGTATTTAGAACGGGTCTGTCGATATGGTTTCACGTTTACCAACACCGTTCGAAATTATAAAATATACCAAAACGGCATTTAGGATAGCCGGTTTTACATAGGCGCTCGTAGCCAGAGCGCCTTCGTCGTTTAAACGAGCCTTACCGTGAATATATAAAGCAGTTATCAGCCCAGCGATTATAGCAGCTGATGTTGGATCTCTGAAGTACTCGTCCATATCTAATAACTAAGTTTTTTTGTTCTGGTTTCAGATGCATCCGGAAACAGATCTTCGCTATCTTCTACACGTGGCTGCTGGGGACGCTGAGATTTGATCGTCCGAAATTCGTCTTCGAATGGGTCTCGCTGGTGATCCGATCCCATTTCCTGGACAGGTTCGTCGGCAGGGTCGGGATCAAAATCGGACATAGCACCACCCTGGGCCGG